GCCATAATTTCTACCAATCTTAGTCAGGTCTACTTGGTTAGTTTTATAACTGCCCAAATATTGTTCAATACCCTTGAAATAATTACAACCTGCCGTTTCTTTTAAAACGTAATTTATGGCAGCTGTCAATATTGGGCAACCTGGACTAGAATGTAAATATGATAAAGCTTTAGCTCTTATTATGGCTTTTTGACGCCTCATAGGCAACTGCGTTTGACTGTCAATCCAGAACATTTTCTTTAAACACCTCCCTATGTTTACCAGTGGTCCTGAATAATCCCATCTAACACGCAGAAAATCAATGTCGGCCGGTATGGAGCCTTTCAAATTTGAAGAAAAATCGAACCCCAACGCATTGATAACATTGGTGTCAACCTGGCAAGGTAAAGTAATACCATCATCACCCTCAACAATAAGCTGTAATCTGTTATTGTTGGTCTTGTGAGCTGAATATTCGTTGATGAGCAAATTTATCAAGCAGTTCAAAGTGGAAGTGAAATAATCCCCTGAACACCTACTAGATATAACAAACTCACCAATTTCACAGCTCAGCTTTCTATGTCTCTGGTCTAATTTTAAATAATGTCGCAGTGTTTTATTACAACCGCACTTAGTCAACAATTTTTTGACGAACATTATTTCAATATCTTTAAACATACCTGAGACTGAAGATTCAAAAGCTGAATAATCTGTGACAATGTGATCCCTCTCACAAAAAGATGCGACTTTGTGGACAAACTCCTCTGGTGTTAGATTTTTAACCTGGTATTTAGAGATCCAGCCCTGATTCCACAAGTGAACAACTTGTACTAAAGGACTTAACACCATGCTAAAATAATCACTCATGGTCATAATCAACCTGGGTCTTGGTCTATTAACACCGTCCACGACCTTACTACTATCTTCAAACTTAACAAAACATGAATTACGCAAATATTTGGGGCGATAGTTGCCTTGAAGAAAATTCTCATAGTCTTTGATCTTACGGTCAATGAATTTCTTAGATCTTTTACCCTTGTTGTTTT